ACGTTATGGGCCTGCCCGAGCATCAGCTCATGCCCGAAGACGGGTACTATGTGAAGACCGCTCAGTTATGCTTGAAAGAGTATGGCAACAGCGTCCCCTTCACCGGCAAGGCAAAAGTGCTCTCAAAGTGGGATGTCGAAGACATCATCCGCAAGTTGCTTGCGCGTGATGCCGCAAACACCATTGACTCCGTTTGCGAGATGGAGTTCGACCAGACCCTCTGCCGGTATGTCGGCGTAACCGCAATTCACGGCCATTGGTTCCGCAACGGCTGGCCCGGAATCCAGAACGGTCACGGTCTCCACGGTTATCATGTCAAGGAGATCATCGACGACATGAGAACAAGGGATGTCCCGACGTATGATTCCAACGACTATGTGTGCCTCGGCACAACCTTCGCGCTCCGCCACCTCAAGGACGAGTTGGAACCCTACAACTACTACACCCAGGATGGTCGCAAACCCATTCTCAACGGCGAAGTAGGCCGCTATTACGGGTGCAGGTTTGTAGAGACCAACCACGGTATGAGCGCGGCGAACTTCACCCAGGGTCTCTCCTCAGAGGCATATTTCTTCGGTTCCGACACCGTGATGGAGGCCATTGCGGTTCCCGAAGAGGTGAGGGTAAAAGAGACAACTGACTACCGTCGGCGTCAGGGTCTCGCATGGTACATGATCGCAGGCTGGAAACTTCAGTGGGGCGATCGCCGGGAGGCCAATGCAGATTGGCATCAGTCCAGAATCGTAAAGTGGGATTCAGGAACCGGCTCCAACAGCGCGTCTGCCTCCACCTACTCACGGTCTTACAACTCGTATCATTCCGAGTCAGAGTCCGTCGGGTGGTGCATCTCTCAGGGCTAACCTGATACAAACTAGAGGGGGGCTCCTCCCCCCTTCTTTGCGAGGTGAGACATGGTAGACACCGCCAGACGATCACTTGAAAGGATTTTCCAGTTTTACCGGGAAGGATACACCCTTGCCAACGCCATATCCGCAGCCGCATTGACCACGGAAGCCCTCGCCAGGGCTCAGGAGATGTGGCAGAGGTTCTGCTCCGATAAGTACGCAGACGGGATCTGACAATGACCTATGCCCAACTGATAACGGATATCGGAAAGTGGATGAACCGCACACGCGGTGAACTCGACACGATAGCCGCGCAGCAGATCATCGAGAGCCAGTACGAACTTGAGAAGAAGTTCCCCCTGTGGTTCCTGACCGACGAGTTTTTCTCCACGATCCTCGCGGGGAGAAGCTCGATCCTTCTCCCGAACTTCACGATCAGGGTGATAGACGCCTCGATGGAAGACTCGCAGGGGGTCAGATATCCCTTTCACTTCACAACCCTTTCCGAGCTAAGGGAGAACTATCCTTTCAGCATGGCCCTGACCCCGGAGACGGGAATGCCTGCAATGGGGGCAGTCGTCGGTCATGTCGTGGAGTTCGGCCCGCAGGCGGATGACACATACACTATGCGGTATCGGCTCTGGCATCACCTAGACCCGCTCGATCTTGTGGTCAATACGAGCAACGAGTGGACTACCCTGTACCTCGCCACGCTGCGGTATCACGTCCTCTGCGCTCTCTCGGCGTACATCAAGGACGACCCGCGAATCTCCGTGTGGGAACAGCGATTGACTGAGTGCCTGTCTGATCTGGAGTCCGAGGTGATGAGGATGAATACGCCGAACATCTCAACCATGACCGCAGAATCGGAGGACATCTATTGAGCAACCCCGTTGATTTCAGCGTAAAGCCTTTCGCCCGTGGCGTCCTGAAAGACATCCCCTCTCAGTTCATGCCTATGGGCGGGCTCACGCACGGGCTTGGGGTGCGCATAGACGACGCCTATATCGAGAAGAGGAAAGGGTTCCGCAGGATAAGCGATTGCGAGTGGGACAATTATATCCTCGGGATCTGCCAGTACCTTGACCCGTATCAGGTTCCCCATATCTTCTTTGGGGATCGCTATCATCTTTACCACATCGGCTTTATAGACCTGCGGTATTGGGACGACGCGTATCCCTGGTGGGATGTCCCCGGACATATTTGGGATTGTGTGGAAGGCGGGGTCTATTACGAACTGTCCCCTTGGGGCGCGACGCAGGTTTGCCCTACCCCTAGCAGCTCGTCCTTCTCCTCGTCAGCATCCTCGATCTCTAGCAGTTCGAGCTCAAAGTATTCTTCTTCCTCCAGCAGTTCCTCCATGTCCTGCACCCTGGATGTCTACCCCTTCACCGGAAGAGATCACATGGACTCCTTCGGGGAGACCTCGACTTGGATCTTCACCAACTTCGCGGGGAATATAATTGCCACCAATTACGATGACCCTATCGTCCTAATCCGGGGGTATGCCTACGACCGATACGAGAACCTGAATTGCATGGGACTGCATGCCAGGATCGTAGACAACTTCCAGAATCACCTCATGGCCCTGAACACGGTAGACAACATAGACGGCATGGTGGTGAACAGGATATGGTGGAGCGGCCTCGACGACGCCGAGGATTGGGACTATACAAGCCTCGCAAGCGAAAGCGGGTTCGTAGACCTGGAGCCTTCCTCCATGCCGATCACCGGAGGGGGCAAGCTTAGGGACTCCTATATCGTCTATCAGTCCAATATGATCCACCAACTCAACTACGTCGGCGGGACGAATATTTTCTCCCGGCAGGTCATCAACAACGAGATCGGTTGTCTGACGAAGGGGCTGCTCTGCGGGGATGGGGACAAGCATTTCTTCTTCGCGCAGAATGACATCTGGATGTTCGACGGGTACAACTTCAAGCCCATCGGGATCAACAATAACGAGTACATATACAAGGGGCTGAACAAGGCGCAGATGTCCAGGGCGTTCTCCTTCATCGACACGAATACGAACGAGGCCCACTTCTTTATCCCTTGGTATTCGGACATCCCGAACCTGGACTGCATATACGACTTCATCCACGATCTGTGGACGTTCGACATGGTGGAAGCCACTGCAGGATGCCCCAAGGTGGCGTTCGACTTCCCGTACATCGCCCGTGCAGGCGAGGCCGTAAGTTCGTCAAGCTCGTCTTCTTGCTCCATATCGTCCAGCTCTTCCTCCTTCAGCCTGACCCCCTGCCCGACAGCTTGCCCGGACTGCCAGGATATGTATTACCTGACCGTAGGCGGAGTGGGGGCGACCTGCGACGGCTTTGATTGCTCGGAGTTGAACGGGACGCATGAGCTGTATCAGGCCACCAACGGGCTAGAGTATTGCGAGTGGTACGGGTACACCAACAACTTCATGTTCTTCCTCTCCTGCGAAAACGGGTATTGGGTTATAGACGTGGAATCCACGAAGGGGGGCTACGGAAGAACGAGCTGCATATCGTGGCAGACACCTAACATAGACGGATGCCCGCCTGAAGGCGACGATATAGTATGGACGGTCTATCTGACTCAGGGTTGCTGCTCTGCCGGGACTGCCTATCTGGAGCCGGGGAGCATATCTTTGAGTTCCTCCAGCGCATCTTCCAGCTCGGAAAGCTCGTCCTCTACCAGCTTCTCCGCCAGCTCCTCCAGCAACAGTTTCTCCGAGGCAACCGTAAACGCAAACTCCTTGATTCAGGAAGTCGGCAGCACGGACAACGACGACGGGGCTCCGAGAACGTCCGAGTGGATCTCGGGTGAGTACACGACGTTCACCCCGGATGTCCCGATAGATCAGTACATCAAGGAGATTCAAGAGATAACCCCGGTCGTGGTAGAGCTCGTCAACGATGTCCACTTGTCCATCGGGTCGAGGGACAGAACTGACACGACTACGGTTATAAATTGGGAAAGCCTCGCGGCCTTTACAGATCAGGAGCTTGTCGGCACACGCACCTACGGGCGATACCTGTCCTTCAAGTGCATAGCGAGCAGCCTGAACGATTACTACAAAATCTCTGAGCTCATGGGGATGTATGTCGTGGCGGGGAGACGCTAATGCCGAAACAAATCAGCTCGATGCCCCCCATCTATCGGGGAACCGATAAGGATATACAGGCGTGGACTAGGAATATAATACTGTTTTTGAACCAGGAACTTTTAGCGATATCAGGGCAGCTAAACGACCTTGAACTTCAGGTGGCGGATATTCAGGCAAGAATGACGGCTCACGGCATATAAGGAGAAACGATATGTGTGCATGGTGGACAGGACAACCGATTTATGGAAGTAATCCGGCATCGAAGTTTGTAAGGGAGAATTTCGCTTACCTGAAGGCTCTTACCGATCTTCTTTCTCTATCCGCAGTGACTCAGGCTGACCTGACAAAACTCCACGCAATAGCAGCTTCAGCGGCGCAGGTGGATCACGCGGTAAATATTCCTGCTATTGGGGATCTAGGAACCGCTTTAAATTCCTCGGGGGCGAAGACTTTCACCACCGTATTTCAACCCTCAGTTGTCCTATTCTTCTGTTTTGCTGATTACAACCCGGGCATTCCGGCAGGGGTTTTTAGTTTAGGCATGGACAACGGTACGTTTGCTCAATGTATTTACGCCCATCAAGACGTCCCTATGAATCTGTTATTCTCCCATAATACCATAAGATCCATATATTGCTTTCAGGCGGGCGGGACACTTTACACATCAGCGTATATAACGGCAATAAGCGCAACGGGGTTCACGATAACTGTCGTAAAGGCGGGAGTTTGGTCGGGCTATCATGGTATATATCTGGCCCTGCCATAAGGAGACGACATGGGAACGCTCAAGAAGTTAAGAAAGAAAGCCAAGAAAGCCTATAAGAAAACCGTCGGCGGAGTGACGAGGCAGATCGGAAGATCGACCACCCAGGTCGGTCAGCAGGTCGGTCACTCGGCTGCTAAGGTCGCCCCTTATGTGCTTGGCGGAGCAGGAATGCTGTTGGGCGGGCCTGCCCTTGCTGGTCTTGGCGCGGGAGTTGGAACGCTGCTCGACCGCAAATATAATGACGACCAAAGCTGGAAGAGCGCGATGGGGACAGGCGTGAAAGCTGGACTCGGGACATACGGGGCAGCGACGGGGCTTGAAGCCCTCGCAAATTGGGCAGCACCCGAAGCGATGAGTGCATTAGGGTATGGAAATAC